TTTTTATACTGCGTTAGGGTCTTATACTAAAGAAGGTGGAGCATGGTATGTTTGGCATGCCGATTCAGAAGGGGCGAACTTCAGGATGGCAATGAAAAATGCTGGTATAATGGTTAAGCAATGTTTAATATGGGTAAAGCAAACAATGGTGATGGGTAGACAAGATTATCAATGGAAGCATGAGCCATGCCTTTACGGTTGGAAGGAGGGCGCAAAACATGGTTGGTATTCAGACAGAAAGCAAACAACAATATTAAACTTTGATAGGCCATCTCGCAACGCTGAACATCCAACAATGAAACCAATCCAACTTTTTGCATATCAAATACGTAACAGCAGTAAGCAAGGGGATATTGTTGCGGATGGCTTTGGTGGAAGCGGAACAACAATGGTTGCATGCCATCAAATGCAACGTAAAGCATATCTCGTAGAATTCGACCCAAAATACTGCCAAGTTATAATCGACCGGATGCGAAAACTCGACCCGTCGTTAAAAATTAAACGTAACGGGGAGGATTATGCCTGAACCCGGAAAATCAGGAGGCAGGGGTAAGATACAGCCCCGATGGAAAAAGGGTGAATCTGGCAACCCTAAAGGGAAACCACCAACGCCACCATCTATGCGTGAAATGGCTGAAATATTACCAGACCTGCCTACTTTATTTGCTAAGGTCTTGTCAGAAAAGAAAGGTGATATGACGGCATTAGAGGCTGGTATTAGGCGTACAGTATCGTCGTGGATAACAACTGGTAATATTAATGCAGGACGGTTAATTTTGGAATATGCGTATGGCAAACCCAAAGAACCGATGCAGGCAGTTAATCCTGAATACCAACCTCCAGTCATAAACCTTACAATAAACCCCGAAATAAAAGAAAAATATGGAAACGAAAAGCCTAAGTCCGGACGTCGCAAAGGCACTGCTTAACCGAGCCACGGACGAATTAACCGCCTCGCAATTCTACCACTACGCATCGAGCCTGTGCAGGGATTGGGGCATGGCGAATTTTGCCACATTCTTTGCCGGAGAAGCGGTACAGGAGCAGGAGCATTACCGAAAGGTGTTGGATTATTTGGCTGACTGGAATGTGCCGGAAGTACCGAAGCTACCCGCCCCGTACCCTGAATGTACTGACTTCGAAACGGTGCTTAATCACGCCTACAAACTGGAGGCGGATCTGCTAACGGCATACTCCGATGTACGCCGTAACGTGTTCGATGCAGACCAGGCCACATTCGAATTTTTATCCGGTTACATAAAGATTCAGACCGATTCGGTGATTGAGTACAACGACCTGTTAAAGCAGTGGGAGGGTAGTAAGGCACTCGGTATTATTTGGTTTGACCGCAGTGTTAAATGAAGCCCAACAAGCATTAATATACCTTAGCCACCACCTGCACACACCGGAAGTACACATGGTTACGGGTGTGGGTGTGGGCAAGACTTACGGATTAGGCGTATGGCTGATGCCTAACATTGCCATCCCGAACACCCGTAACCTCATCTGCGCCCCGACGGTGCCAATGATGAAGAACTCCACACTGCCCGGCATTTTGGAGGCGTGGAGAAGTCAGGGGTGGGAGGAGGAGCGCGACTTCGTTATAAACAAGCGGATGCAGGGCGTTCCTGCATATTCCAAGATTTCGTCAGATAACGTCATAACATTCAAATGGGGCTCGTACGCCGTCCTCACGTCTTTGGACAACTATAATACCGTCAACGGATCACAGTGGGACAGCGCGGTTATTGACGAAACCCGCGACGTCAGGAACTACAAGGAAGCACTATCCAAAGTACGCGCCCGTATGCGAGGTATTGCGTTTAAGAAGTTAAACCGTCAGCACCTAATCGCTACGGCAACTACCCCGCCGGATAACCCGTCGTACTACATTGAACTACGGGACAGCCCCAGTAACAGCGTGCGCATGATAACTGCCACGTCTTACATGAACGCCGAGAACCTGCCGGAGGGCTACATAGAACGCCTTAAGGAAACCTACGACGACCTGACGTTCCGGCGCGAGGTCATGGGGGAGTTGGTAGTGGCAACGGATTCAAAATGGCTGTACACGTTCGACCGCGACTACCACGTACTGCCCGAAATCGCTCCCGACCCGAATCTGCAAGTCCACCTTAGTTTCGACTTCAACGTATCCCCTCTGACGTGCATAGCCTGTCAGCATACGCCTGACCTGAACCGCATCCGGATACTTAAGGAGTTCCGGTTGATAAATTCCGACGTAACGGAGATGTCGATGGCTATCCGGAAGTGGCTTAAGGAAGCGTTCGGAGATACCACAACAAGACGGCTGATAGTAACGGGGGATAGTTCAGGGCGCAACCGGACGTCTATTGCTATAGGCGAAAGTAACTGGAACAGGCTTGTCGGCGACCTGAACCTGCACCCGCGTCAGATTAAAGTGCCGGGGCGTAATCCGTCTCTCGGGGATTCTATCATGCTATGCAACAGCCTTATGGCTAAGCATCCCGATATAGCCATTTCACCGGACTGCAACTACCTGATTCAGGACATGGACTTGTGCCAGCGCGACATCAACAACAAGATCGTTGCGCCCGATGCTATGTCCGGCCACTTGTTCGACTGCTTCAGGTATTATTTGTGGGTCTTCCACTCCGGATTTTTGCGTAAATTTGCTCGCGACAATAAATACCAAGAACCACCACCCCCACCCAAAAAAGATACAGGCGAATGGCTAAACAAACTGAATTTCTAACGAAACATCCCGATACGGGCGAATCTATCAGCTGGTGGACGTTCGACACCACCGAACTTCCGGCGGAGCGTTACCACTACGGCGACTTGGCTATGCAACGCCTGCGGGGAGTGCTGACGCGGGAGGAGTTGGAACGCATCTTCGACGAGCTGATCAACAAACTGAACGCCCAAACCGCGCAGGTCGTGGAGTTCTGCCACGCGCTTGTAGAGTTAAAGAATAGGCTGAAGCATTTCGGGCATGAAGACCACTACATTGAGTTGGCGATGGTGTGGACGTACTGCCCGGAGTTGGGGGAGAAGCCGGACAAGTGGTCGCCGGAAATAAACCGCATAAAACTTAGGATGCTGAAAGAAAACGAGGACGCACGGTTTTTTTTTATACATATGGCTGGGACACTCATATACGACTTATCGAACTACTCCGTCGGCAGTTTCCATCAGCTTTTGGCGGAGCAGAATCAGGATTGGGCAGAGACAAAAGCTGGTCTATTTTCCAATCCAGCGAACGCATCCTGATAGATTGGACGCGGGAGTTGAACATGATGCAGTCCTATGTTACAGAGGGCAGATTGGCGGATAAACTACTCCTAAACTCTATGAATGTCATAGATTACTTTTCGGAAGTAGATACCTACATGGCGAAAAAAGACGCCGAAAAACGTGCATTTGAAAAGTCGCAGAAAAAATCGTAAGTTTGCAATGTAGGTACGTCCTTGTCATAATTAACCCCTCATTTTCATGGCAGGAACGGACTTTATTTTTCGAATACGAGGCGACGCCAGCGGGGCGGTAGAGGCGACGAATAAGGCGAGCGCGGGGGTTAAGAAAGTCGATAAGGACGTAAATTACCTCAATCAATCACTAAACAATTTAGCGGTAAAACTTGGCGCGGTCTTTGGCATTTCACAACTTATTGATTTCGGCAAAGAGATAACCAAAATCAGCGCGGAATTTGATAGCCTGAACCGTAGGTTTGGTGCGCTGTACGAGGGGGCAAGTCAGGGTGCATCTAAGATGCATATGCTCCAAGAGCAGACCAAAGAGCTGGGTTTGGAGTTCAAATCCACAGCAGAGCAGTTCTACCAGTTTGTAGCCGCTGCTAAAGCCAGCGGTATGAGTATCGGTCAGGCGGAGCGCATATTCATGCAAATGACGAAAGCCATTGCGGGGTCTGGTGCTACGGCTATGCAGGCGGAGCGCGCGTTTGTTGCGCTTACGCAAATGATTGGTAAGGGTAAGATTCAATCCGAAGAATTACGCGGTCAGTTGGGGGAAGCATTACCACAGGCTATTGCCATCATGGCTAAATCGCTGAATGTTACCGTTGCGGAATTGAGTAAGATGGCGGACAACGGTAAGTTGCTGTCCGCTGAAGTACTGCCAGCGTTTGCCAACGAAATGGAAAAGGCTTTTGGCACACAAGCGCAGAACATGGCTAAGGGCACAACGGCTGAAATAAATCGGTTGTTTAACGCTTGGGAGACCTACAAGGCGAGTATCGGTCAGCGGTTAAGTACAGGAGC